TCTTCTCTTATCTTCCTGTCAAAAAATTAATCCTCTTTGTATGAGCTAATTACATTATTTTTTGTAGTTTTGCTTTTTAAATTCAATTTTATCGAAAAAATGCCAATCGCTTTTTCGGAAAGAATACTATTATCAAGAAGAGCACACTTTCCTTGGAACCTAAGCCTGAGCCTAATGGGGAGCCTATTACGGTTCTTTTCCAAAATCAAAACCTTTGCCCTGATTGGTTCTCTTTTTCTGGAGAAGAAGAACTGCAAATCAATTATGAGAATACCATCTCACAGCACGCCGAGAAGGACGAAGAGTTCAAGGCGTTGGTCAAGGAAAAGAGAACTTTCAAGCTCAACACAGGGTGGATATTCCCCGAGGAGGTGGAGCTGTTATGGGAGCTTATCAAGTCCCCTCAGTGCTTTATTAAGGCTAATGATACGGATTGGGTCAAGGTGATTCCTATCTCTCAGAAGCCTCTATCCTATGATAACACACGGAACCTACACAGCTATGTAGTAGAGTTCCAGAGAGCATCCAATAACTAAATGATGATAAGATGGAGTTAGTGAAATTCGACAAAGAGGGTACTTACCCTCGTATCTCAGCTTCGCATATTGATGAGAGCATAGAGCTTACCCCTGCCGAGCAGGAGATCAAGGCGCGACTTAGGCATATTCACGCCCTTAGGATGACTAATAAGTATTCCAAGTATCAAGCCATACAGATACACATGCGGGAGATGAAGGTGAGCCAAGCCACTGCCTATAGGGATTACAATTGGGCGATGCAGATCTTTGGGGAGTTGGACAAAGTGGATGTACAGGCGGAGCGCATGATCTTAGCGGAGTGCTACTGGCAGCTCTACCTAAAGGCTCTCAAAAAGGGTGATCTGGAGCAGGAGCGTAAGGCGCTGGATTCGTATAAGTCGCTGTTCAACTTCGATAAGGAGGAGAAAGAGATTAACTTTGAGAAGATCTCCGCTCATGAGTACCATATCAAGATGAGCCGCAAGGGTATGCGTATGCTTAGAGAGGCTATCGGTACAGGGGTGGTGGACTTCAACGAACTACCCGCTGAGGAGATAGACTATGAAGAGAGTGAAGAATGAAAAGTGAAAAGTGAAGAATGCAAATAAAACCAGTTAAAGAGATCTACCTAAACCCCATGCAGATGGCAGCCGTGGAAGCCAATAGGTACGGACGGGTGAAGAATATTTGTATCGAGGCGGGACGAGGTACAGGCAAATCAACTATATTGGGGTGGTTTGTCAAGGAAGCCGTACGCCAAATGCCCAGAGCAACGGGGGTACTGGTAGGGGCTACTTTTGTACAGATCAAAAGCCGTACTTTCCCCTCTACCAAAGAGGGGCTGGAGATGTTCGGCCTATACGAGGATGTGGATTATGTAGTGGGCAAAAGTGGCAAGAGCTTAGGATATACAATGCCTTTCCAAGCGCCCAACTCATGGAGCAATGTGGTGCATTTCTCTAATGGGTTTATCTTAGTATTGGTATCCTTAGACGACCCCAACTCGGGGCGAGGGCTGAACTCTTATATTGTCATAGGAGACGAGGCGGCACTCTTGGAGCACGATCGCCTGTTCAACAACGTACTGACCACAAACCGTGCTAAGAAAGTAGAGTTTGACCGTGCTTCGCTGCTCAACGCTACGATATTTACCTCATCGGTAGCGCTGACCAAGACGGGCGAGTGGTTCACCAATCGGGAAAAGCTGGCCCTGCAAAAACCACAAGAACATTGTTTTATCAAAGCCAACGCCTTGGTCAATAAGGAGAACCTCAAGCCTAATTGGATTCAGGAGATGTACGAACAACGGGTATCGGATATGCTCTTCAATGCGGAGATCATGAACATACGCCCGCGCAAGGTGGCCGACGGATTCTATCCGCAACTATTGGCCGATAAGCACTACTACAAGTACAAGTATGCCACGAACCTCTTAGATGACTTTACCCAGAGCTATACCCCAAGCTGTTCCTATGATACGGACTTAATTAAGGGCGTTCCCTTGGAAATATCATTGGACTTCGGAGGGCGTATCAACTGTGCTGTAGTGGCACAAGAGAGCACGCTCACCCATACGCTGAGTATCATTAAGGATTTCTTTGTCAAAAACCCGCAGAAACTCTCAGACCTTATTAAGAAGATCATAGACTATTACGAGCCACACAAGGCTACCTGTAATAAGGTCTATCTATACCACGATCGCTCAGGGTTCAAGAGTGAAGCCAACAGCAAAACCACTCTGGCGCAGGATGTGGAGGACATGCTCCGTACAGCAGGCTGGCAGGTGTATAACAAGACACCCAACACGAACAATCCAAGCCATATCCTCAAGTTTCGACTCATTAACGAGATCTTAGAGGAGAGCAACAAAGTACTCCCATTTGTACGTATCAATGAGGATAACTGCCCAAACCTAATCGTATCCATGGAGAATGCAGGACTGAAGCAGAAAGAAGATTCCTTCGAGAAGGACAAAAGCTCGGAGCGCTCTACCTCGATTCCGCAGGAACACGCAACGCACCTTTCGGACTGCTTCGACTACCTTGTGTGGTGGAAGTATGCTTATCTGATGGACAACGATCGCCACGATTCGTATATTATAAGTTCTGTTTAAAAGAGAAAAGCACACCTAATTAGGTGTGCTTTTGATTTTAAATTGCTTTAATCTTATTAAGCGTCTCAATGTAATAATCCTTGAGCTTTTGCAGATCTTCGTCTGTGAACTTATTGCGCCCTATCTGCGCTCTCTTATGGGTCACGGTAGATATGGCTTTGCCAATGACAGAGGAAACCTGCCTATCTGATAACTCTAATAATTCGATGATATATAATACTTTTTCTTGTGTAGTCATAATCCTTGCATTTGTTTTAGTTCCCAGTCAAGATAATTCTTATACCACTGCCACGCTTCTTCAATGAATTGTTCTACTGATATAACAGGGCCATATATCCCGCCTATACTTATTACATTGTTCTGGACAACAACTAACCTGAATTGCTCCAACATATCATACACATATAACCGCTGGGGCATGGCTCTGTAGGTATCATTGAGCCTTACAATCTCGCTGTTCTCCTCAATTACCATTATCAGGCTCATATAATGAGGGGAATATATATAGGTAAGGTCAATATTAGGTACGATAGGGTTACATGCTAATAAGAACTTAGGTATAACCATATCAGCTACCTCATATTTTTGATTAAAAATATCGTCTACATTCATAATTTTTTTTTGCTTGAGGTTAAACAAATTTATATTTTGTCAAATGTAATCTACCCCCTCCGACTTTGAACTTAGTGACTTTTTCTCCACAATAATCAATAGGTTCGTCAAGTGTTATTGTAGATGCTTGATGCCCATCACAATCGTACTGATGAGCACTATACCCACATGTCATCTTAGGGAGTTGCCATACCCCCCAATTCATGGAATTGAGATACAATAATATTCTTCTAATATTTTCTATAGTTACATCAAAAACTTTGCCCTCTTTAATTTCGTTTTCGAGTACACGAAAATCGGCTTCAAGGCTTTGTTTAGCTTGCTCGTTCTGCTTTTTTTTCTCTTGGTGAGCATTCTTGCAAAACTCACAATATTTAGTATAGGCTTCAATTATGCTCTGTGTAGTAACTTCACCATCTATCTCAATGCTGAATGTCGGGTGGGATGTAAAGTTTTGCGCCTCTACAGTTTCAAAAGCCACTTCATTAACTTGTGGATAACCTTGCTCTTTTTTTTGAAAAGTAACATTATCAGCTACAATGTAAGTGTAGCGTTTTGTGGTGTAAAAATCTAATTTCATTATTCTTGAATTTTAACTGTTATACTTTATTTATTGATAAATTCATTAGCACTTTCAAAGGAGAATTTTTTAGAATAAAACTCTTTAGAGTATTTTTTATTTGATTTTACGAAAGCATAATAGTCTTTTAATAGCTTTTTATTTGCTTTCACAAAATCAAGCACTTCTTGACTATTATCCTTGTTTGCAGATAACTTAGCCTTACTTGCTTGAGCTTTACGCTCTGCTATTTGTTCTCTTCTCTCTATCTCATTAGAAAGGTTCTTTACATACTCTTCATTCTTTTGCAATTCGTAAGCGATTACCCATAGTTGTTTATCAGTGAAAAAGTCTTTTAAAGTTTCAGTGATGATCTTATGAGCTAATGTACCTTGAGGTAAGCTCTTAGTTATTCTATCTCTTACTGATTGAGCTACCTGTCTGCTGCTCTCTTCTATATAATCACCTATTGAACTAATAGTAGATACACTTGGGTTAATGCAGCTTACATCATTATATATGTCTTTGATTGTAATGGTTCTCATTTCTTAAAAAATTTAATTGTTATACTTCTTTCTTTTTGACATTGCAAAGATAAGTATTATTTTTAATGCGCAATGAAAAACAATATTTTTTTTTACTATTGCAATCAGTTAAATTTTTCTTAATAAAAAATAGGTTGTTTTTATGGAAAAAGCGGAAGCAGATGGCTCATTCATATTTCACTCCGATTTTTAAAATTCAAATTGTAAAAATAATTAAGGCGGCAGGGGGCTTTTTTTGCACACTATGAAAATGAAATTGATTTTTAGACTTTTAATATTTTGAAAAACAAAGCAGTGAATGCAAAATAATGATAAAGTACCCTGTTTTCCCCGCTGGGGAATGTGTCCTTTATTTATCCTGATAGTTTTTTGACCTTTGCAGCATGGGAGAAAAGATATTTTTAAAGGACGCTTTGGCGGAAATGCGAAAATTGGATGCAGAGAAAAAGCCGATACCCTTTTCCTTGGCAGTACGCACCTATAACAAGCAAAATGGGTTTGGTGGAAAGCTCCTGATATACCATAATGCAACCCTAATGCAACAGCCCAAGGGTAAAAAAGACTTTGAGAAAAACCCAAACCACTGGGACAACAAGACACGAAATATTAAACTTGCAGACGGAACGATAAAGAAAATTATTATCCTGTTTATAGTGGCTTTTAATGGGAAAGAAGTAGTTTATTGAATGATTTTAAAAACATATTATGAGCAAAGAATATGAGGCCTTTGTTGAAAAATTTAAGCCTAAAAAAACGACAGATGACTGTTATACTCCTGCAAATGTATATGAAGAAGTCCTAAACTATGTGAGAGAAACATGTGATATAGAAGGTTTGGAAGTAATAAGGCCTTTTTATCTAGGGGGAGACTATGAAAGAGTAACATATACAGAACAAACAGTAGTAGTAGATAATCCTCCTTTTTCAATAATATCACAAATTATAAGGTTTTACAACGAAAAGGGGGTAAAGTATTTCCTATTTGCGCCACACCTAACCATTTTTAGCACGAATCAAAAATATACAGCAATAGTTACTATTGCAGATATAACCTATGAAAATGCGGCAAGGGTAAAAACTTCCTTTGTTACTAATATGATGGGAGATTATAAGATCATAGGAGCACCAGATTTGAAAAAAAGAATAGAGACTATACAAAAGAAAAAGCGTGTATCGCTCCCTAAATACAGATATCCTGAAAATGTGGTTACTGTATCCCGAATTGCTTGGCTTGTAGAAAAAGGGGTAGGTATAAGGATAAAGGAAAAAGACTTGGTTTATTGTAGAGGATTGGAAAGCCAAAGGAAATATAAAAAAAATATATTTGGTTCAGGATTTTTGACCTCTGATACAGTAGCAGCAGAGATCAAAGCAGCAGAGATCAAAGCAGCTGTGGATGTTATTGAATGGGAACTATCAGAGCATGAAAAAGAAATAATAGATTCTTTAACAAAAGAGAGATGGAAAAAATAGATAACGATCTGTATATACTCTCTAAGAGTGGGGCAGCTGTGCTCTTTGATAATAAGCATGGGCTTACAGCGCCCAAGGCAAAAAAAGACTTATCCGATACGGATAAGTACTCGGTGTGGGGAGATGATAACCTTTACCCACAGCAGCTGACCGAAAAGCTCAATAAGACAGGGGCGGCCATAGGCGGGCTGGAGGTGCTGATCTCGGCTCATTATGGGTTGGGATTCCGCCTTTATCAGGATGTGGAAACAGAAGAGGGAATCGTAACTAAGGAACGCGCGCGTAACTCTTTCCCTGAGCTGAACCAGTTCTTTAAGGCTTGCCGCTGGGATATTACCATGTCCGAAATAGTGGAAGACTTTGAGACCTACGGGATTGCCTTTGTGGAGTACCTGCTTTCTCCTAATAGGGACAAGATCATATCCATAAAGCGGCAGCAAGCGGCTCATTGCAGATTGGGTGTTCCCAAGGAAAAGGGCTATGTGGATAAGGTGTATATCAATACCTCGTGGGGTGGTACCTTGGACGAGGAGCTAACGGAGGAAGTGCCCTTTTACTTGGATATGCATTCAGTGGAGAGCCTTAAGGAATACTGCAAGGAGAAGAAGGTAGACAAATTCATCGTGCCTGTAATGCGTACCCTTACCACGGAGAAGAATTACCCTAAGGTGAAGTGGCATAGCTCCTTTGCCAATGGTTGGGTGGATGTGGTGCTCTCGGTGCCTACCTTCAAAAAGTACATGTTTGAAAACCAATTGAACTTGAAATTTGTTATCTATGTGGCCGATGACTTTTTCTCTCATAAGTTTGGCCGCAACGAATGGCAGGAGATGAGCGATGTGCAGAGAGAGCAAGAGCGACAGAAGACAATCAAGGCGATAGACGAGCATATGAGTGGGAACAAGGCAGCGGGGCGCTCCTTCCTATCGCCTTTCTTTCGGGATAGCTCTGGGAACCTCATACGCGGTATAGAAGTGGTACCCATAGATGACAAAATAAAAGACGGCAACTTCCTGCCCGATGCCAGCGCGGGGAACTCGGAGATACTTTTCCCGATGGGGGTAGATCCTTGTTTGCTCGGGGCGGGTATCCCAGGGGGGAAGAACCTCAGCGGGAGCGGCTCGGACAAGCGGGAAGCCTATACGATCCTCTCCACTCGTATGCCAATTAAGCGATTGCGTACCTTGGAGATATTCGAGCGGATAAGAGACTGGAACGGCTGGGACGATACGCTATATGGCAATTTCCCAAATATCAACCTTACGACCTTGGATAAGAATCCTAATGGGCAACAGGTAATAGTGAATTAGTTGGACATGCTTATTGTAACAAGTCCTTTCCCAAGCGGGGAAGGACTTTTATTTTTGTAAGAAAAAAAGAATATGTTTGAACGAATTGAAGAGATTAAGGCGTATATCCATGTGTCCAAGTATTTGGATATACAGATCCTTAGGCCGTATATAGATACGGCTATTAGTGAGCGGGTTCGTCCGCTTATTGGGGAGGTAATCTGGGAGAAGCTCTCGGATGTTTCCTTTGTTTTGCCTCGCAAAGCGGAGATATACGAGGGGGTGAAAAAAGCTGTGGCCAACTATGCCATTGCCTATAGTATTCCGTTTGTCAAAATGCACCTGTCCAGTACGGGCGCCAACGCGTACCAAGATAATAAGATGGAGCGCTCGCCCTGGTGGGATGTGCGAGACTATGGGCTGAACGCGGTACGCATAGGGGATCATGCGCTCAATGGTGCTGTGGCACTCTTGGCCACGAGTTCCCTTGGTGCTGAGTTGCCCTTTGCCCGTGAGGTGACGGGTTCGCTCTTTGGCAGTCCACGGGAGCTGTCGGAGCTGTATTCCATAGGGGATTCGTACGAGATCTTCCTGCGGCTGTTGCCCCTGATGCGGGATATATGGGAGTTGTACATAGCCCCTCAGCTGTCGCCCTGTGTGCTCTCGGATATACGCGGGGACGAGACGGCTCTGGGGCTGCTTAGGAAGATCGTGGGCTACTACACCTTGGCCGATGCCGTCTTTATGCAGGGGCTTACCTATACCACTTCGGGAATCGTGCTGCAATGGGAGCAGCTGCCTTGGCAGAAGTCCATGCTGCTGAGCGACACCCAGCTAAAAGCCCTTAAGGAGGGATTCCTGGAGCGGGCGCAGGGATATAGGGACCTGCTATTACAATATATAAAGGCACACCCTGCATTGTTCCCCTGCTACCAAGGCGAGCCACTCGTACTTAGGGAGCCTGTGGCCAAGAAGTCGGGGCTTTATTTCTAATGATTAATGCCAGCAGAGAAGAGAGAAAATGGGAAAGTGCATTTTTTTTTGAAAAATACACTTTTTCGATAAAAAGTGCTGTTTTTTTTTCCTACATTTCCTACAAAGGTTTATTTACTTATAAATCAGTTATTTAAGGATAAAAAAGCGTAGGAAAAGGCGTAGGAAATGTAGGAAAATGTGGAAGTTGTAGGAAAGTGTAGGAAAATGAAATACGGTTTTCCTACAAGAATTTAAGGGAATTTAACGCTAAAAAACCCCTTTGAAAAAATATTTATCCTGATTTTCAGTGACTTATGTTTTTTGTAGGTTTTGTAGGAAATGTAGGAAAAAAAAATCGGGGTTTTTGGGCAAAAAGAGGAAAATTTAAAAAAAACGTATGTATAAGCAGTTGAAAGATTATTTTCATCACTTGGCTGAAAAGCATAAGGTGATACAGGAGCACGTGGGGTATTTCTCCCGTGAGATTATAGAGAAGCAAAGTAGCTTTGCTGGGATCGCCTCTCCATTCTTGGCGATCTATGATTATGAATTGGGCTTGGACGGGGGCGATCTGAACACCTTGGGGCGTCGTAAGCTCGTCTTTAGTATCGTCTTTGCCGATGCGCCACACGATGATTTTGAGGGGCAGCAGGAGAAGATAGACCAAGCGGAGCGTATCGCCTTGCAGCTCTTGGCGCGTATTAGGTGGGACAGTCACCAGCGGGATCATTTCCTATATGGTGCCTTTGAGAAGGATCTCACGCGTATTTTCCCGATCGAGGAGCCACAAGCACACTTGTATGGGGTGGATGTGGAGGTACATTTTAAGACTAAGGCGCCGCTGGTAGTCAATCCCGCAGACTGGGAGGATACGTTCCTAACGTGTTAGTGGTTAGTGGTCAGTAGTCAGTGGTTAGAGAAGGAAGGAAAACTTTAACATATTTAAGAGTAAAAAAACTTAGGGAAAAATTTGGATATTGCGAATATTCGCAGTATCTTTGCGGTGTTAAATTAAATGATAGTTTATGACAAATCAAGAAACTCAAAGCCGCGAGCTTACAGACAAAGAGTGGGAGCTTATTCAAGCTATCCGAAACTACAAAAAGGCTTACCCTAACGGATCAAAATCATTAATTCGTTACATTCAGGAGCTCTTAGATGACCTACTTGACAGAGACTAACAGTAAGCCCTCCCAAGAGGGCTTACTTTCAACAAATATTCATACTATGGCAATAACAGTACAAAAACAGGAACGTATCACGATGATGCAACAATTGGACGACATCTCTATAGATGTCTCTTGGCGACAAATCGCACACGATTATTTTGGGAAGTCTTCCTCTTGGATATACAACAAGCTCCATGGTCGCGATGGAAATGGTGGTGAGGGTGGCTTTACCGAAGCAGAAAAAATACAACTACAAGGCGCCTTGCTGGATATTTCCGAACGTATTCGCCGCGCCGCTAACAGCATTCAGTAGTCATTGACTGAATTTAATTTAACAACTGAAGCCCTCAGCAATGGGGGCTTTTTTTAGTAGTCTCATAAGAGAGCGTAAGAGAGATTTAAGAGAGGTTTTAGGCTTGAAGCTCTTTGTTTGTAGACTCTTAGGATTGAAAAGTAAAGAGAGAATTAAGAGAGGTTAGGGGTTAGGGATTAGGGATTAAGGGTTATAAAAATATTTTTTCCAAAGTTGTCCCTTTCCTTGTGGGTGGCTACTATTGTCTAAACAGACAATAGTTGGGGGGCTAAATAGGCAAAAAAGGGGGCGTGCATTGCCTGTTTAGACAATACACGCCCCCTTTTTTACCTATTATATTGTGGTATAAAAAAATCAAAAAA